CCCACTTGCCTTCGCCACCGCCCAATCAAGCGCAGGCCCGATCAGGTCGGCGGTTTTCACTTCAATCATGCTTGTCATTTTTGATGATCCCTTAGCCAGTTGAACCAAATCCGCCTTCACCGCGCTCGCTACCCGGCAGCTCGTCCACTTCGCGCATGTGCACCTGGTAGCACGGCACCACCACCAGCTGGGCTATGCGGTCGCCGGCACGGATATGGATGGGATCTGAGCCGTGATTGATCAGCACAGCCTTAATTTCCCCGGTGAAGTCGCTATCGATCACACCCGCTAGCGTATCAATGCCGCTCTTCACTGCCAGCCCTGACCGTGGCCAGATATGCCCAGCCATGCCAGTCGGCACCTGCACCGCAAAGCCTGTTGGGACGGCGAGGCGGTCCATGGGGTAGATGGTTGCGGCCTTGGCTGCGCGAAGGTCATAACCCGCCGCTTCCATGGTTTCCTGCTTGGGCAACGGTAAGTCGTGGTTGCCAATGCGCTGAATCAGCATTCTGGTTTGATCCTTCTGTCTTGTCGGTTGTTGCCAATGAGTGGCTTTTGCCCCTCGTCCAGATCCCACGGCACAGACTGCTTGCATCCCGTAGCGCACTGCATGGCGCTATGGGATCGCAGCCTGGACATAGGCTCGCCGCAGTTCGGGCAGGGCTTGCCCGACGGCTCTTCATTCATTGATCAGCTTCCGTATGGCTAAAGAGTTGCGCCGGCTCAGCGGTACCGGATCAGCCAGGCCATGCACCCGAATGTGCGAATAGCGCCCGTCATCCGCCTTGACCGGTGCGCCGAGGCTATCGAGCCGCACCAGATACGCCCGGTGCGTGCGGATGAATACGCCGGCAAACTCATCCTCAAGCGAGCCCAGCGGCTCATCAATCAGCAGCTCACCGCCTGAGTGCATAGCCATTACGTACTTGGAGTCGGCGCGCAGGACTAACACCTCGTCGGCGGGTATCGTCTTGCTTGGGCGCTTGCCGATCAGTTCGACAAATTCAGTACGGTGGCTCACTTGATTAACCCCTTCAGCGCTCGCTGCGCCTTTCTCCGCGTTCTGTAAATTTCAAAGCCGTCCATTTCGAGGATCTGCGCATAATGAACCGGCATTTTCTCAATGACCGTGCCAGGCGGCGGCAGTTTCACCTTCTGACTGTGCAGGAAAACAGGATCAATGTGCGGAGCTTTACCCGCTGGCGACCACAAGAAAGCGTTGCGGATAACCCAAATGGTTTGGCCTTGGCGTAATCGGTTTTTCATGCGCGCCGCCCCGTAATGTCGCCTGACATCGTTTTCACGTTGCCGCTAATGTCTCCGCAGGTAACATCGCCCGACATTGTGCCGACATCGCCCGCCACGTTTCCGCAGCGAACGTCACCGCTCATGGTCTTTACGGTGCCGCAGGTGCCAGCCACCTCTACGCTGGTCGCAGGCCCGTCAATCGACTGCACGTCGCCGTGAACGGTGATGCTTACCGGGCCGGTAAGGGTTCCGTCTTGCTTAACCCCGTCAATCCACACCTCGTTATCGTTGATCATGACGTTGCGCCCGCCTGTGAAGTCGCGCCCGTCAATGTTCACTCGGCTGCCGCCGCTCAGCAGCAGGCGTATTTTTCGACTCATGCTCATACGTCACCACCTTTCTTCAGCTCAGGGACCGGCAGAATGCATGCCGCAAGCACCGCTCTGCGCTGGGATGCCTTCACCTTGAAGTCACGCGATAGCGCAATAAGGCGCAGCTCGGTTAGGCGCAGAAGATCCACCTTCGACTCTTCGATAACCTCAAAGAGCGCTTTGCTCGCCTCTGTGTAGGAGTGCGGATGACTGCTTATCGATTTTAAGATGTCGCTCATGCTGCGACTGTCATTGCGAAAGCGCTGTAGCTGTTCTGCTGCGTCCGAGTAACGCTTGCTACCGGCATCCATGTTAATGGCTTCGCGCTCAAGCTCTTTTAGTTCGGATAGGCTCATGGCAGTTTCCCCACCAGATAATCAGCGGTCATCTTGGCGATTTGATCAGCCAAGTGCTGTTTTGGAATGCCGTACATGGCGTCTTCAGTGAGCGCATAAGCAACATCGCCACGCCGATTGCGCAGGTAGACGTGCATCTTCTTGCTCAGCTTGTCGCGGCTGATCTCAGGTCGGATGACTTCAAGCGCGTCCAGCATGCAGCTAAGGTCGTCTGCCTGCCCACCGATGGAGCTGAAACTTGAAGTTCGCCGCATCGCTGGAAGCCTAGCTACGCCGTTAGCAAATTCAGACGGCATCACCTTCGCTGGAAGGCCTGCAAAGTGAAGGCCGAGGATGTCGCCAACACGACAAATGACGGTCGCTTGCTCGCGGATCAGCTCATGATTGGCTTTTGAAATCAGCTCGGACAGTGAATTTAACGACTGAAGCAGCTGTATTTCGTCGCGCATGCGGCGCTTTTGGTTTCGCCCGAATCGCTTGCTCATAGGTTTATCTCGGTAGTGGGGCGCTGTTACGCGCCCGTGCTTATTCAGGCAACGATGGCGGCAAATTCAGTGAAAGGCGTCTTGGACAAAGCATTGCGCACCATGCCCAGCGCCTTCTCTTCCGTCATGCCGGAAAATGCTTTTTCGGCCAACTCGTTGCCTTCGTCGGTATCCTTAAAGCCGAGCTTCAATGCGCAAACGCCAAGCCCTTTAGGGTGAAAGCTGATGCTGACCTCCGGCCCGTCTTCGCCGTCATCGAGCACAATCAGAACCTGGCCTACGTCTTCAGCGCGGTACAGCTTTGCAAAATCGTCGTTGCTCATGGGTGTTTCCTCAGTGTGTGGCGTTATTCGCCGTTCTTCTTGGCCTGCTCAAACGCAAGCACGTCTTCAAGTGCATACCGCACGCCCTGGCCAAACCCGCCTTTGTGGCCTATGGGGATGTGCTTCGGGGTTTTGCCTGCTGCGCGCCACCGCTGGATTGTCCGCGGCTTGACGCCCCACCGTTCGGCTAGATCATTGTCGGTGAGAAGGGCTGCTTTTTGCTCGCTTGCTCCACTCATATCGTTGCCTCGGTTTATTGTTGGTTGGGCGGACGCTTGCCCGCCCATCCGGCTTATACCGCTGACAGGACGAGCTCCATGCGCTCTTCCATCAACTCATAAAAGGTGCCAACACGCTCTGCGATAACGCGGATCATGGCTTCGTCGCGGTACATGCGCTTGACGAACATGCGCATCCCTGGCCAATAGCTAATGAAGTCGATCCACTCACGATCTGAAACCCACAAGCCGCCCTGGCACTGCGCGACGTGTTCTTTTGGAACCTCGCCGCCGATGATGACCGCCACCTGAAACTTGGGCAGCTTCGACTTGATCTCGGTTAGGCCGTCAGCGCCTACCAAGCCGTCAGGGGAATACCCGCAGCCGTGGTTAAGGATGATCGCTGCTTGAGTTGTCTTCACTTCCTCGCGCGCCTCGTACAGCTCACGCGCCTTGATTTCGTATTCATGCCCGCGCTCTGTTGCCCTGGTCGAGAAAGAAAACTCAGCAGCCTCTCCGGTGATGCGCTCGCCAATCAACTGGTCCATGTAAGTAAACGCCGCAACTCCAAAGCCGGCCTCACCCTTGCCTTTGACTAACAAGCATTCAAGCTCAGACATGGTGATAATGCCGAGACGCAAAGCCAACCACTCTTTAGATCCCTGCTCAATGTCAGTTATTACCTGCATCACCAGCCCCCTGATCTTGCTCTGAATTCTTCTTGGCGGATGCGCTCAGTTGGCCCAGGACTAGATCAAACTCTGATTTCTCAACCTCGGCAGTTGTGCCGTACATCTTGGCGAACGCGGCCTGTGCCTTCTCGCTGCACTTCTCAAGTAGCGCCTTTAACTGCGCCGCCTGGAATGGCGTTACCAGTGGATTAGACTTTTGCGCGTTACCGTCGCTGTCGTCGCCATTCTCGGAAAGCCCTGTAATACCTTTCAGGGTGTAGCGCTCCAAGTACGACTTGGTGCTGGCGCGCGCCTGAATGGCGTTCTTTGCTCCGCCAGTGTCAGGCGGGCCGCCCATCGAGACGCTTTCTTCATGCCCGCCAACGTGGCGAAGGTAGCAAGTAACCTCCATCCAATCCTTGTCGTCCTTGGTAATTTTCCATGACGACGAAAGGCCGTGCTTTGACAGTGCCGGCGTAACCGCATCAACAACATCATGCAGCTCGGCATAGCTCTTGCCTTTCAGCGGCCCGTCAGTGACCTTGCGACCCTTGATGATCTGAACGGCCTCAGCCTTGAAGCTAGCGAACGCCGAGTCATAAGCCTTCTTGGCTTCTTTCTTCTCCCAGCGCTCTTGCAAATCCATCATCTTTTCGACTTGCTCAAGGGTTGCGCCCTGTTGGATTGCAGAGAGCATCATGCCCATTGGCGAGTTAGCTGCCGGCCCGGACATCGCTACCGGCGCGCTGTCTTGGCGTTGTACGATTTCTTGGCTCATTTCTACTGCCTCAGTACTTGATAGAAACTGCTGGGACGGTGCCGGCAGCAATCATCTTAACGATTGTTTTTGCTTGATCTTCGGTGACACCGGACTTCAAGATCGCCTCTTTGGCTGCCTTCAAGACTGCGCCCTTATGTGCGCGGTCGTCTTCGCGCGACTTAGCTTCTGCCTCAAGGCGCGCGGCTTCGTCTGACTGGCGCTGGCGCTCAGCTTGTGCGGCGCGCTCCACGGCTTCGGCTTGGCGTCGCACTGCATCGGCCCGATCTTGCTCTGCACGCTGCTCGGCTGCAATGCGGTCGCGCTCTGCCTGGGCTGCTTGTCGCTCTGCCTGCTCAGCCTGAAGCTTCAATTCCAGTTCGCGGCGCTCGGCTGCCAACAGTGCGTCACGCTCGCGCTGTGCAACTGCATCACGCTCGGCTTGGGCGCGCTGTTCTGCTGCTATGCGTTCCGCTTCTGCTGCTTCGCGGGCAATACGCTCTTCGTGCTCTTTGCGTTCGCGCTCGGCTTTCTCGGCCTGGAACTTGGCAATCTCTGCCAGCTCGGCTTCGTGTTTTTCGCGAATCGCCAAGGCATCACGCAGAGCGGTCAACACCTTATCTTTCAGGCGCGCCGCCTCGGCTTCATATTCCTCCCAGTTCTCGCCGATGACTGTGCCTTCAATTATTGTGATGTTCGCTTTCAGCTCGGATGCGTCAAGGTCGCGGCACTCAAGGCGCAGCTTCATAAAGTCAATGTTTGCTTGGTGGTGGGCTACGCGAGCGGCTTCTGCTTCTTCCCAGGCTGTTAGCGGGGCGCGCACTTCGTCCTTCCAGCTATCCAGCAGATCACGCATGCGCTTGCGCTCAGCGTCGATCTTTTTCGGCACTTCTTTCAGCTCAGCTACCAAGTCCTTGCCGACGTTATCTAGCAGGGTTTTGGACTGGGCCACCTTGTACGCAATGGATGCAATCTCCTTGCGCCCCTTGGCGGTGGTCACGTCAGGAACAAAACACTCAATCTCCGCGCGGATCTTCGCCAGGTACGGATCAAGCCCTTGGTCGGCACTGAAAACCTGCAGCGCGTTTTCTTTTGGAACGGTTATAACTTCGTTTGCTGTCGTCATTTAGGGTGATCCTCGTTTGCAAAGTTTTGTGCGCGTTATCGCGGTGCAAACGAATCATAGATCAGCCTGTTTAGAAAACGCAAACACTTGTGCGCATTAAATGCGCAATTGATTTGCAATGGATGCGCAATCCCTAATGGCGTGTTATCAGCACTGGCCTAACCCAGTCAAGGCGCTGGCTTTCCATGGTGAACGGGCCTGAAAGATTGAAGGCTCCCGGTGTGTAGCCGCGGCGAATCACGGCCAGCACTTCCGGGCCGCCGGTGATCTTTGCCCAGCAAAAGCGCCCGAGCATGTCATCGAAAAAACGCCTATTCACGACCATGTGAGCCTCACTGCTGGCCCCTTATGGCCTTTTCGTTTCGATAGCGCAAGCGGACTATTGATTTTGCGTTTGCATAATGCAAACATGGCTTATCGAATCAATAACAGCGGGAAGGCCATGAATAGTGTTGAAGCAATCCAGTCGCAGGACGATGTGACGCCCGAGGCGGTGAAAGCCCTACGTGCACACCTCAAACTGACCCAAGAAGGTTTCTGGCCTCCGGTGTGCGTGCCCGCAATGCGCGGCTGTCACTACGAGACAAAGCGAACGCCGATTCCTGTGGAAATCAAGCGGCTGATTTACCTGCACTACGTCGTCGGCATCCCGACCGACATCAAGGCCGGCGACATCAACGACATTGCCGAAACCGCAAAGAGCGTCCGCATTGCTCAGCGCGAGATCGAGAAGGCTGAAGCGCTGGTGGGCAAGGCCGGCACCCTCCTATGCGAAGCGCGAGGGATCATCGATGTTCAGCAATAGCCATATCGCAGAGCGGGAAGCCGACCGCGCCATGCTTGCCGAGGCCATGGAGCGATTCTTGGCCGGCAATCACTCAGTCGAAGTTGAGCCCGGAAAGACCGGCGTTCGCGACGGCACCCAAATCATGCGGGCTTTTGTCGAGCATCCGCCGCGCGCAGAAGAGAAGAAGCGCAGCCAGGCCGAGATACGCACCTCAATCAACAAGGCCACGTTTGCCAGCAACCAAGCCCACCGCAAGCGCCGCGACCTGCAAGCTGCCAAGGTGGCTATGCACGCCGGCATGGGTGACAGCGTGTCGGAAACGGCCCGCGCACTTGAGCTGAACCGCGTCACAGTCCGCAAGATCGCAAAAG